ACAGCCAAGAAACACAACAAGACTCCGTTCAATGCAATTCAAGCCTTATTTGAGGCTTGATACCCCGCCATGCCCTTTCGCTGAATAGTTACTCGAAGATGTACCTATCGCTGAATAGTTACCATAAAACAATAAAGAAATTTTTGCATTACCTTTTAAAAATAGCCCTGCCGTATACTATAATGGTCTTGGGTTATATGCTCGTTTCATTATACTTGCCTGTCAGAGATGGTATTACATCGTTTGACGTTCATACAGTATGTCGTGTACTCTTTGTTACATCTATTGGCCCATATTGGTTTTTCCGAGTTATGATAATATGTGGAATATGCTATTATCTGGTATTCCGCTGCTTCCAATCTTCATTCTCTACCAATACCAAGTATATCCTTTTGGGAACTATATTATTGGTTGTTTCATTACTACCCCCCCCCATGTCATAAGTATAAAGAGTGCATTTTATTATTACCTTGGTGTAGGAATAAAAATATATTTGTGGGACATTAATAAAATATGCGTTGGCTCATTTTGGGCATTGATTCCTTTTGCAGTAATGTTGTCGCAGGAAGATTGGAGGGATTGGTCTACATTCTTTGTCCTTGCCTGTGTTATGTGTTATTTCTCTGTTTCTACGCAACTGGCTAAATATCCAAAAGGAAAGAGCAAGAAAGCATTATTGTATATAGGGCGAAACACATTGCCGATATACATTTTCCATCCCATATTCACGATGTTGTCGAAATATACTTTGCCATTTTTCCAGTATGACCCTTCTGGTGTATTGCATGCCGTGTTTACTATATTTATCAGTGTCGGTGGAAGTTTGGGTATAGCATATTTCATGGACAAGACCCATTTTTCGTGGATGTTTGCTTATCGAAAAATGTTGCGCTAATCGTGCAGCGATTTGTTCATCTCGGACTACATCTTCGAGGATGGCTACGTCTTCTGCAGATAAAGGTGGAAGCCAGACGAGGCAATCGCCTCGCTCCGGCTGCCCACCTTTTTATAGCGTAACCGAAATTTATTCGAAGTAAGGAGTGTTTTATTTCAATGCTTCATCAAGTTTCTTGACTAATATCGCAGGGTCTTTGCGAAACTCTTTCATGCTGAGATCTTTGAGTATTTCCTTTATCTGAGGATAACCTTTAAAATACATTTTTAGCACAGTCTTTTGACCAATTCCTGCAATACTATTATCCTTCAAATAATAGCTTCTCGCAAAGTCCTCGTCCTTGGCTTTGTAATAAAACATGATAGCCATTCTGTAAATACTTCCCGATTTCACATGGGTAGCTGTGCTTATATAGTGAATATAGGCGGAAATGTTTTTCCCCTCATAAACTGGCTGAAGGAATACCGGATTTTTGTAGAGTTTCGGATTCTCTTTATAAGACATGCTCAATCCCATTTGGGCAACCATCGGAATCCAGTTTTCCCATTCTCCAGCCTTCTTGTTATAGTATTTTATCTCTTTTACATCAGTAGATGCGAAGTCTGCCTTCTCACCATCAGTTTTTTTGATTCTGAACTCATGGTAATTGTCTACATTAAAGGAAAACTTCTCAATGTCACCTTTCACAATGGTGCCTTTGTTCAAGGTTACTTCTGCATTCTGAGCTTGTGTCATTCCACACAATACAAGGGCAAGTAACATCAAAATCCATTTTTTCATACTCGTACATTTTTAAGTTCAACTTTATTTTGCAAATATACATCTTTTTCATTACCCCCCCCCAAGCTAAAATCAACTTTTTTATCTACCTACCTACCAAATAACAAATCTTAAACGTTTCCTACTTTCCATACAGCCTACACAAAACTATAGTATCTTTGTGCTCGTAATCAATTTACATGTTTTATGAGCGACTATCACATCTATATCAAAATGCCTTCCTATCTGCGCCAGTGGTTCGTACATCGGCACAGTGGCACGGAACCAGTGCGTCTAAGAAACGGCAGCATCGAGTCTAAACTTATAAAGCTCGCTGTTGTCAAACCGCCTGTTTCTGCTATCCCTACAAGGCAACGTGAGGATGAAGTCGCCATTTGTATTCCGTATTCCAAGACTCGCGACCCTCGTATTTACAATCATATCACGGACACTGGTAAACGTGCGCTGCTGGAGAACGTGAAGAACTCCTTTGATGTAGACTGCTGGACGTTCCTGCACGACTTCGGCAGGATCGGCAAACAGCAGAAAGACCTCATTTATCTCTACATGGAGCAACGGGGCATCAAGGAGGACGGCACTTGCTGGGACTCCATCGCAAAAATATACCAACGCTTGCGTAAGAATTATCTTACTAACCAATGCAAGCGAAAAAACAGCACGATAAAAAACGGTAGCAATAACAAGGTTGAAACTGAAGAAATAGTAGAATAATATGCAACGTCTTCCCGGAATCATCAATATATATTACGTGCTTGCCTCGTCGCTCATGGCAAGCATCACACAGAAAGCGTTGGCGGATGCTCCTGTCGGAGTGTTCGCTGACACTTTCCTTGTGCCACATATCGGTGATGCCGTTTGTGAAATGGAGACGCAGTTTGACAATAACGACACTTTGGAAAAGGTGAAACTATCTTTCTCTACTACTTCGCAGCTGCCAACTCATGAGCATCTTGCTTTCGTCATCCAGACGGTGGATGGAAAGCAGTATCTCATCGGCACGGCTGACAAGCCTTATCCTGTTATCAAGGTGGACGACTCCACTGGCAAGGTGGATGGTGATTCGGCTGCTACGAAATACACCATATCTTATACAAACAAAGTGGCACTTGTGCCATGCACGGCGTGATGAGCGCCTTTTTTCATGCCTTTTTGTAACATTTTGTATGCAGTTGAAACATTGTCACAAAACTTAAATCGCTGATAATCAACATTTTCTTTCTTTGTTTACAATGTTACAAAAGATACAGCCGAAATCGGTTGAGTTTTTGAAAAGGCTATTTTTTCTTCGTCCTGTTTTTGCGCCCCACCTTCTTCCAATAGATAATTCGCAGTTTGCGATAACTTCTGCGTGATTGCCCAAATAGTGCAAATAAAAATACTATTGCAATTAATGCAAAATGATAAAATCTGCGAATACAAAAATATCCGCCTATCAGAATTATCAATATGATTACAATGTCTCTCACCATAAGTTTATCGTTTTACATCGCAAAAATACAATTTTTTTGTCTTTCTCCAACATTATTATATAATATATCTTTGCCCTCAAACAATTTTTGACAATCATGGCAAAGACAAAATACAATCTCCATCTTAAAGGCTACGTCGGTGGTTGGGACTTCGATTCTGACTACGTCGATTTCGTCCTAAACAAGAACACCGACAAGGAGGTTGCTGTTCTCATCGACTCTCTCGGTGGACAGCTCAACACCGCTCTCTCAATATCATCTGCATTCAGGCGACACGGCAATGTTCACGTTCACTTTGTGGGCATGAACGCCAGTGCCGCCACCATCGCGTCTATGGGTGCAAAGCGCATCACCATGGATCACTCGGCTATGTATCTCGTGCACCAATGCTCACAGTCGTTCTTTGAGTGGGGCAGCTTGAACGCCACGGATATGCAGAATCTCATCGACAATCTGGAAAAGCAGAAGTCTGACCTTAACAAGCTGGATGCCAACGTCGCAGAGATGTATGCCGGACGATGCAAGAAGAAATCTGCCGACTTGCTAGAACTCATGAAAATGGGTGGATGGCTGACGGCACAGGAGGCACTGGTTTGGGGCTTCGTTGATGAACTCACGGAGTTTGATGATGAGTCGGCTCCAGTTCTTACGGAGGCTATTGCTGCGGACTTTACCGCTCACGGCATACCGCTTCCTAAGATGCTGACCGACACAAAGTCGGAAGACATCACGGCGTTCAGACGATTCTTGCAGGCTTGTGCCTCTGTTTTCCACTCGCAAGAAAAACCAAATAAAATTGTTCCAACCATATCTTCTGAAGAAAAAATGAAAAAGACCTATTCTAACATTTGCAAGACTCTCGCTTGCGACTCGCTGGAAGCTAACGACGACAAGGTTACGCTTACCACAGCACAGCTCGACTCTATCGAGGCGGACATCACAGCGAAGTACAAGGAAATCACCAATCTCTCTGCTGACGTTGACCGTCTGACTAAGGCTAACAGCGATTTGGAGGAGAAACTGAAAAAGCTCCCTGCTGACACTACAAACACGGTTGTTGATGACAAGAAGGACGGTGGTACCAACACCGAAAAGTCTGACATCGAGAAGTTCTACGACACCACCAACTCGGCTCAGGCTCTCTTTGACTCATTACCATAAGCCTCGCCTCCATACCTCACTAATCATAATTCAAAATTGAATAACTCCAAATCGGCACCGCCGACAACTCAAAAATCAAAGATAGTGCAAACCGAATGCAATAAAGCTTGCTTTAATTGCTGAGGTGCAGCCTATCTTATCTAAAATTCAAAATTCAAAACTCCATATCATGGCAGGAAAACTACAATTTACCCTACAAGAATACAAGGATGCTGCTCGAAAGTGGCGTTCTGACTTCCTTCGTCTGCCGATTATCGGCTGCGACGAGACTCTTAAGTTTATGACCGGTCGCCCTGGCATCCGCTACAAGGAGAGTGTGGGCACGCTCAACGCTTCGGCACAGTTCGCTCCTTACTCGCCAACTCGCTCGGAGGACGTGAACTTGCAGCTGGACTTCCGAACTCTTGAGACGTTCTTCGGTTCGGTGGTCGCTAAGTTCGAGCCTAACTCGGCTATCTCTACGCTCCTCGGCACTGGTGCCACTAAGGGCGACGGACAGAAGTCTGTACCTACGGCCCGCGAGGTGCTTGGACTTATCGCCAAGTCGCTCTCCGAAAAGCTCAATGATGCTATCTGGAGCGGTGTGCGCAACGCAAGCGGTACTACCACCCAGGATCTTTTCGATGGCTTCGACACCATCACAAAGAAGGAGGTTACTTCCGGTGCTCTCGCTAAGGAGAACGGCAATTACCTCAAACTGACGGATGCCATCACCTCTGCCAACGCCGTTGACGTGGCTAAGGAGATTCTGTTCTCGCTCGATCCTCGTCTTCGCTCACAGACTCTCTTTATGTTCTGCTCGCAGGACTTCGTGGATAAGTATAACGAGGGTTATCTGCTCACACACAGCGGTATTCCGTACAACACGCAGTACAAACAGCCTACAGTCGAGGGTTCTAACGGCAAACTCATCTTCTGTCCGCTTGCTAACAAGACGGACTCGAAGTATATCCATATCTCGCCCAAAATCAATATGCTTTATGGATATGACCAGATGGGCGACGTGGAATCGGTTGACGTTGAACGTTTCGATGCGTTCCTTCTCTCGTACATCGCCACCATGTTCTTCGGTGTACAGTTCGAGTCTATCGACAAGCGACGCCTGAAGGTCGTTGAACTGGCTGGCTTATAGTCTAACTCTTAACAATAGTAATTATGGCAGCATCTAATACAGACGTACAAAAATCTCTTGCATGGGCGATGGGCACACCGGAACTTCCTGGTGTGCGTCGCCGTGTGTATTATACATCCAAGAATGATATTCTTGTTTGGCCTAAACTTCCTCATAACGAGGTCGGACGTGTCACTTCTTCTGTCTATGACGGATCCTTTACGTTGAAGGAAAACGCTGTATGGAAATACATCGACATCCTTCCTGAGAAGTCGCAGCTCACAAGTGAGGCACAGGGTGAACTGCCGTCACAGACGCAGCTCAACAAACTCGTGGCGGTTCATCCGTCGGTAAGCGAAGCGGCATCGGCTGCAGCTGCTTACCTCAATAACAACGACAACGTCTTCATCGTCGAGGACATGAAGGGCAAGCACCGTGTCGTGGGTTGTGACAAGTGGACTACCAAGACCACCGTCACGCAGGATCTCGGACAGGGCGCCACTGGCACCACCGGCACCACTATCAACGTGGAGGCATCGGACGAGTGTCCGGCTCCGTTCTACACTGGCACTATCACCACTGAGGACGGGGACATTGATTGCGCAGCGTAACGGCGAGTAAAGTTATAATCATAGTTGACCATGGACAAGCGGACTCCGATAGACATGCAGGAATTCTTGAATGACATTTCCGTGCCGGATTTATCGGGTCCGCTTGATCTGTCTTCACCCACTGCAGCGTATGAACAGAAGGATATATTCGCCATCGAGAAACGCAAGGCGTGGGATAAGTCGGTTGAAGCGCGGTGCGACTTCACCCGACGCGTCCGGCTTACTCGACGGGCGGACACGTTCTTCATCTCTCTATGGCAGAAGTCGCTGTATGGCAGAACTCTGACGGATATCAAGGGCGACGACAGCATGGTGGCGTTCTTTGCTGATAGCATCTCACCACTTATACGTGACATCCTCGGTGAGGAGCTGAACACGGGGGCGTGGTGTATCGTCACCACTCCCAAACGTCGCCATCTCGTCAAGAACTTCGCCACTCGCATCAGCGAAATGATTGCTTCTCAACTGAACATCCCGTTCTACGAGGATGTTGCTTTCTGCCATTCCAAGCAGCGTATCGGGGCGGTGTTCACTATGAACAATCTCCCCAAAGAGCCTAACTGCATCGTCTTCGACGACTTCGTTACTACTGGCTCTACGCTGAAGGCTATGCGCAATGTGCTTACCGAACATCACAAGAATTGTGTGTTCTTTACTGGCATCAATAATAAGTTATAACAACAAAGTTAAACTATAAAATATGAACAATCTGACTGACAAACTCCAGCAATGGCTTGACACGCCATCTGCTGATCGTGACTGGAACGAGGGTGCTATCCTTCTTCTCCAACTCACCAATAACACCATAATGTATCGTAATCTCAGCATCAATCCTAAGGGCAAGGCTGAGTTCATTGAGGGCAAGCTGCGTGCCTTCCTCAAAGCTCGCCGTGAGGTCGAAGCCCACGACGAGGTGAACATCATGCAGGAGCAAGTGGATGCTATCGTGGCAAGTCGCACAGAGTTCAAGGAACACAACGAAGCGAAGGACTTCAAGGCTGGCAAGCGTGCGGATCACGACTCGCTGCCTGAGGATATCCAGGTGCTCTATGTCGAGAACCTTGATATTACTCACCGTATGCGTGAACTCCATTTGCGCCTACGCTTGTTGTCGGACTCTACTAAGCAGGTGCCGGCTTCAGAACGCAAGCCGTTACTCGACGAGTTTATAAATCTCGATAAAAAGTTGCACGCAAATTGGGACACTTATGACCATTATGTGACAAAGGCAGAATGTACAGCAAATACCGAAACTAACGAAAGCGAAGAGAAGCAGACTAAGGAAACAGAAATTAGTCCATCGCCAACGGACCAATTAGCTGAGCAGCCAAAGGATGCCAGTTCTTCAAAACCGAAGTCCAAGCCCAAAAAGTCCACCAAGGCGTAGGAAGGCATAAAAAGGCTCAGTAAGGCTTACACCTAAATATAGTAATATGAAGCGCAACATCGACATAAGCTCCATCCTAAAACCACTCTCGGAATGTCCACACCAGGCGTATCTCTCCAATGCTCTTCAGGTGGCGGACGTTTTGGAGTGGATTTTGGGACAAGTCGGCAAAGCGGAGATATGGCAGACTTCGTTCTCCATCTCTGAGGAATTCCTGCGTAGGCTCTTCTTCATCGAGAAATCGGGCAACATTTCTGCCTTTAATCTTGTTCTCGACCATAAGGCGACAAACAAGACTTTAAAGCTATGGGCGTTCATCACCCAGACGATGAAGCGCACCTATCTCGCTGACAACCATTCCAAAATCCTTCTCGTGCAAGCGGAATCCGGTGAACTGATTAGTGTCGTTACCTCGCAGAACCTCACACGAGGTAACCGCCATGAGTCCACCTTCATCTCCACTTCGCCCGACATCTTCAATACTCTTCATACATCCGTCATGGATCTTATAAAGAATCATTCCGTTCCGCTAACCGACCTTTTCCAACAGCGCATCAATGCTGCTGGTGCTAACAATTAAAATAATATGGTATATTCAGAAGAAGTTCTCACACAGATTGAACAATATGCTTCAATCTACCTCAAAATCAGCGACATGGCTGTAATTCTCGGTGTTCCACCAGAGGATTTACGCCGTGACATCGCAGACAGAAGCACGCCTGTTTCGCAACGTTACCACCGTGGCAAGGCTGCTTCACGTGTCAAGCTATTGCATCAGGAGATGCAGCTCGCCTACGTCGGCTCTCCACTCGCTCTTGAAAACACCCGTAACAACCTCCTCGATATGGAGGATGATGAATAATTCAAAATTCTCTTCATGTCACAATTAAGCATTATCGACATCGCCAAACAGGACCTTTACACCTCCCAATCGGAATTGGAAGGTAAATATCCTGTTCCCCAAATCGAACATCTACTTCGATTAAGGGATATGGTCACATGGTCCATCGCCAACCCTGACATGAAGGATCGTCAGTTTGTCGACGAGCTGCGCAGCCGTTACGGACTGTCGCAAGTCACGGCGTATGCGGACTTGAAAATCGTCAAGGCACTGCTACCAAACCTATCGGAGTGTACGCGTGACTTCCACCGCTGGCGGTATAACGAGATGATAATGGAAACATACCAGATGGCGAAGAAGCGTAAGGACACGAAGACAATGGAGAAAGCGGCCACTTCTTATGCGAAATTCAACCGCATCGACATCGAGGACGAGCAATCTGTGCCGTATCACATGATTGTCGTCCAACCGTTCTTCCCGACTACTGACCCGCGTGTTGTGGGCATCACGCCGGTTCCGAACATTGACGACCGCATCCGAAAGCTCACGCAGGAGCTTACCACTTCGCATCCGGACACAGAAAATATCGAATACGAACAAGCGGATCTTGTGCTTGATGACATCTTTAAGCCTGAAGACAATGACGAACAAAGTTGATACTTCTCTATGGGACATCGAGGCGAAGCAACACGCTAAGCGTGTGTACTTCAACAAACCTCAGCTCCTGACGCAATACATCGGTGCGAAGACTACGGTCATAGTGGCTGGACGACGCACCGGCAAGACGGATTCCATCGCCTCGCCTTTCGTGCTGCGTAACATGCAGCGTATGCCTGGATCTACTGGTGGTATCGTGGTGCCTACGTTCAAGCATGGCTTGACCAACACGCTCCCCGGACTGCTTGCAGCATGGAAGCGTTGGGGGTATATCAATGGCGTTCACTATGTGGTAGGCAGAAAACCGCCGAAGTCCTTCGCGAAGCCAATCACCGAACCGGCTGACTATGAGCATGTCATCACGTTCTATAATGGCTCGGTGGCGATCATCATCAGTCAGGACCGCCCGGGCTCTTCCAACTCGCTCACGCTTTCATGGCTGCTCATTGACGAGGCGAAGTTCATTGATTACAACAAGCTGAAGGACGAGACTCTGCCTGCAAATGGTGGCATACGCTCGTACTTCGGGCACCACAGCTTTAACCACTCCATGATGGTGCTTTCGGATATGCCTCAGACTACCAAGGGTTCTTGGTTCCTGCACTATGAGGAGAAGATGGACACGGAACTGATTGACACCATCAAGGGCACAATCTACAAGATATGGCAGACGAAGGAGCGCATAGCGCAACTCAAAGAGCAGCGCAAGCCCATTCCTTCTTATCTGCCTAATTACCTCAAATGGCTCGACCAGTCGCTTAACAAGATGCGCTCGGTGGCGGTCTACTATAAGGAATACTCTACACTCGAAAACCTACAGCTTCTCGGTGAAGAGTATATCCGGCAGATGAAGCGCGACCTCACGCCGAAGACGTTCCAGACTTCTATCCTCTGTCAGAAGATTGGCATCTCGCACGATGGCTTCTACTCGTCAATGCAGGAGTACCACAAATATGATGCATCGGATTTCAACTACCTCGACTCGCTCGGCTACGACCGCATCATCAAGGAGGCGCAGCAGGATCTTTACACCATCCACGCCAACAACCAGTTCTCTACGCTTAACAGCTCGCTCGACTGTCGCACGGACTCGGACATCGACCCTATGCAACCTCTCTGTATTGGTATGGACTACAATGCCAATATCAACTGGATTGTGTGTGGTCAGCCTCGTGCCAACCGCCTGAACATCCTCAAATCGTTCTATGTGAAGTTCGAGCGCAAAATCCCTGCGCTCGTCGCCGATTTCTGCACCTATTACGCACCACACCCAAACAAGACGGTCATCTACTACTATGATGCCACCGCCCTCGGCTCTAACTATGCCGTGAACGACCAGGACTTCCACTGGGTGGTGGCCCATGAGTTTGAGCGCCACGGATGGCAGGTCATTGACGTGTACCTCGGCAACCCGATGCGACACGATGAGAAATACCTTCTCATCAACCAGGGCTTTGCCGGTAAGCAACGACTGATGCCGTACTTCAACCGCCAAAACAACGATGACCTTATCCTCGCCATCCAGTCAGCAGGAGTGGAGCGAGGGCGCAACGGCTTCCGCAAGAACAAGTCTATGGAGAAGCAGCCGGAGTCCGAAGAAGACCTCCTCGAACACCGCACCGACGGCACCGATGCCTTCGATACGCTCTATATCGGCTGCGAGAAGTTCCCACAGCACGATTTATATCCAATTGCGATTGGTGGAGTGAGATAAATAAATGTTGCAGTATTTAGCTTTGAAATAATGAAGTACGCCATTTTTATGTTATCTTTGCAGTCTAAATTTGATTATCATGGTAAAATATAATAAACCGGTCCTAACATTCTCGCAACAAGTGGACTTGCTTATTGCCAGGGGGCTTGTTGTAAACAATAAGAAAAGAGTTGAGAAAACTCTTGCCAACATCAGTTATTACAGACTGAGTGCATATATGCTTCCATTTAAGGAATGTCAAAATGGTGTTGTTATTGACAGATTCGCTCCTGATACCACTTGGGAAATGGTCTATGATTTATATAAATTTGACCGCAAATTGCGTTTGCTTTTATTTGATGCCATTGAACGCATTGAGATAGCAATACGAACCCAAATCGTTAATCAGTTAAGTTTGAAATACGGCTCACATTGGCAAGACAATCGTAGTATTTTCAAAGGTCCAATAACTCGTAGACGTAGAGATGGATCTACTTTCACTGATGATGTTTTTGCAGATATACAGCAACATATTAAGGATAGATTACATAACGACCGCTCTGAAACATTTATCCAACATTATCGCGACACTTATTCAGAACCGGAAAATCCGCCATCTTGGATGAGTGTAGAAATAATGTATTTCAGTCAGTTATCTCGTATTTGTGACGGATTAAAGAGACGTGCAGATATTGTTGGCATTGCTAAGTATTTTTCTTTGCCACCGCAAACATTTCTATCGTGGCTTCATGCTTTGAATTTCACAAGAAACTTGTGTGCCCATCATTCAAGAATGTGGAATAGAGATATGAATATTGTGCCAGAGAAACTGGAGTTTTCAAGAAATCTCAAATGGATCTCCAACCCTGATACGGCAAAAAGAAACAAGGTGTACTATTCTGTGTGTATGATATACTACCTGTTGCAGACAATAAACCCACGAACATCATTTAAAAAGCGATTGGTTGATTTGCTCGAAAAATATTCGCACGTAATAAACCTTAATTCGATGGGATTTCCTGCTAATTGGAAAGATGATAATTTTTGGAAATAACATTTTTTTGCTTGAAAAACTTTGTTATCACAAAAACTAATTGTAATTTTGCAGCAGAAAATTTAATAGATAGTTATTAAACTTAAAGATAATAGGCCTCCCAGGCGAGCTTTCGAGCAGCATACTTGGGGGGCGTTACTTATTTTATAGGGTATAGTCATATAGAGTTACTTTAACTCTGTTGAAGCGGAACACTGCCTAATCACCCTTTCCTATACGCCTTTGTCTTGCGCCCAACGCAGGATGAAGGCTTTTCTTTTTTTTCAGCGGTATGCTCTGCCTTCAGCACCTCCTTCGCTTCGCTCTCCGCACCTTTGGCTTTTGCAATCTCTCAGGCGTGAGAGTCAATAAAATAAGGTAACCAATCCCGATTTTCAAAGGAGTAAGGCATGGCGCACCGCCTTTCCTGCACTTTGTGCATCTTTCCTATGCTGTTATCTTGGTAGCTTGTTCCACCGTCCCATGCAATGTCTGTGGACGAATTGGCTTTTTGTTCGCCACCAAAATGACAAGTATTCATATTAGCCTTTTCTCATCCGTTCCACACTCTCATTAGTGAATTAACTTCGACACCACTGATGTCCGTTTAATTATGCTGCAAGCACATCCACCTTTCTGCTTGCCTTAAAGATAGGTATCTGTCTGCCACGATTTCATCATGAAAGAAGTAGCCATCCCATCCTATGATGACAACAGAGATTGCACAATTCATATCACCAGTCTTCTTCTTTTATTATTCCGGAGTAATATTCTGAAGTGGTGTTCTTTGTACCAAATCATTTTATTTGTTCGACGTGAAGCACTTACCAAATGTAATGCTTATGATTTTTCCTTTGCAAAGTTAGCGCAAGCGGCATTCTGAAAGGGTCGCGCTCCACGCTTATCCTAAGATTTTTTCAAAAGTTTTTGGGGCAGGTTTGCCTCATTCAAAAATCTTTCAAGCCCTGAAGGATGAAATAATCTTGGCTATCCCTTGCATTTACATGCCTTCTCCTTGCTGCTCCTTGTATGCACGTAAAAATTACAAAAGCACTTCGGTGCTTCACTTTTAAGTCGAACAAATAAAATTTTAAAGATTATGGTACACACCACTTTTAATTCAGAATATCACTTCGGTAAAAGAAGTTCAAGACAGGTTGAATTGTCAAGCAATCTCTATCAGGTTGTCATCAATGGAGAGGATGGCGAGTATATCGAATATGAAATCGAGGCTGACAGCCATTCTGAGGCAAGCGCCAAGGCAGAAGCACTCGCAGCTGACAGCTTTATAGACATCAGCTATATCGAAGTCTATCTCATTCACTAATCAGATTGTTTCACTCTTAAAATAAGAAAGTTATGAATACTTCAAATGTCATTTTAGCAGCTAAAGCCAATTCCGGCAAGTCCACAAACAATGTATGGGTCGTTTACACAAGCGATAACAGCTCAGATAAGATGTATTGCACAAGTGCATACAAGGCTATGCGCCTCGCCTTCCTCCTCAAAAAGAGGTTGGGATTGAACATCTCTGATAATTGCCTCGCACGCCTCTCGCAAGAGATTGCAAAAGCCAAGGGAGCCACAGCTCCCATGGTGCAGGAGGTGCAGAAGCCGGAGCCTGCTCCAGTAGAGGAAAAGCCTAAGAAAAAGAGAGGGCGCAAGCCAAAGGCTGAAAAGGCTGCTTAGGCAGTCTTCCACTTCCGCCCGGCTCGAAGGAGTCGGGCTTTCTTCTGTCGCTGCTGCAAGATCGTAACAAGTCCGAACTTGCCTACACTCCATACTAAAGCCCTTTGTCCTTCGAGCCGTGCAGAGCAACGCTGCGGTTGGGTCTTTTCTTATACAGGCAAAGCCTGTTATCTTTGAAAACAAAAAGGTCATGCTGAAAATCAATTATAATCCTTCTCTCTACGTCTTCACTTGCAACATCCCATCGGAGATTGAAATATCTTCTGATGCTGCTTCGGTATATGTCACTATCGCATGTGGTCCTGACACTATCTTTGAAACTACGCTTTACCCTTACAACAACATCGCCATGCTCTATGATGCTCGCTCCATCATCGAGGGGCACATGCTGGATAAGCAACGTGTCTTCGCCAACTTTGTCATCACAGCGGACACAAAGACTGAAGAGACGACCACACCGGAGCGCCATTTCATTTACTCTCGTCTGAGCCTCGCCACAAATGCCATGAGCTTCGTACAGCTGTTCTTCCTCACCACACGCTCAATGTTCACCATTCCACGCAATTCGTTTCAGACTCTTTCGGCGTTTTACTTGCCTGATGTCACGCTGCAGGGCTACACCGAGTGCCTGGCTCTCTTCGATGGCGAGTCTACACCTCGCATGGTTAGCATCGAGGATGCTAAAGTGGACACCAAGAACACCACCTTGATACGTGACATTATAAGTCCTATTGGAATAGAAACACGCATCGGCAGCAAGTGCCGACTGCTCCAGTTCACCGTTCATCGTGGCTTTCTTGCCAAGACGTTCTATGTCACTGACCGCACGCCGAACCTCACGCTGCTCGTGCACAATGAGTTCAACTGCGATGAATACATACATCTCACTTGCGTCACAAAGAGCAAGCTCGACCTCGACCGTTCCACTGCCACCTCGCTCGGTGTCACTACCTTCTATGATGACAAGTCAGCCTTCGAGTATGACGTGGAATCCTCGATGCTTACCCTCGAGGAAGCCAAGCACTTCTCCCAGCTCCTACTTTCTCGCTATGTCAACATCGTTGAGATAGGTGGTGCCCTGGCACCCATCACCATCACTGACATAAACAGTGAAATCTCCGATGCCGACAACGCCACGAACAGCATCAAGTTCAAGTACAAGTACAGTAGCCATCATTTCCCAATCAACATCGACTACGGCAACAACATCTTCGATGATCCTTTCTACCGCACCTTCGATTAATCCACATCGCTATGCAATCCATCCACATCACCACCCTCCGCAAAATCCTCTCCAGTCCCGAACCCATCGACATTCGTCTATGGACTCGCAGCGGTGAAATCCAGTCCTGGCACCGCTGCATCTCCCTCAAATATGACTTCTACAAAGGCACAAGACGAATGAAGCTGCTGGACTCCAACGAGATCCGGCAGCTTCGAGACGTTTGTATATTTGAGGTTAATGGGATTGAAGTGTATATGTAATTGTTTTTATATAATCAATCATCGCTTATTAAAAAGATACATCAAGGCTTCTTACTACACGAAGACAAAAGAACTGATACATTTTTATAATCAAAAGTATCATTCTTTTTATAGTCAAACTGATATACGTTTCTTTCCCATATTTTAATATCTTCTTTCATCAATTCTATAAATTTTTCAGCTGCTGTCTTAGTATAAAAACCGAAATGGAAAAATAGATCTGTTCTTCTTTTTACCTTCCATTCAAGATTTAAAACATTATTTTCATTATAAACGGGATAAACTACCCATTCCTTATAGCAATAGTCCATTTTTTGTAAGTTTACTGCCAAACTATCTAAAAAACGACAAATACCTCTTAGAGCAAAATAAAGATTATGCTCTTTTGCTTTATCCCAATCTGACAATTTTATATTACGTTTCTTACAATACATATCGATAAGTTCCTCCTTGGTATTAGGATATCTTATTGGCACATTTTCCCAGCATCTATTTTCATTGGAAGGAAATAATAAGATATCACCTCCTTCTGCATATGTTCCATTCTCACGAAAGATCACTATATTATTTGATTTAAGGCAGCGAAACTTCAGTCCATTATCTTCGCCTAAATATTCTAAATCACCAAATATGGGACTATAAATAATACCATTGACTTGAATATCATTGTTTAGAATATCCTTAATACTTTTGCAGTTCTTTTCTATTATCATATCAATTACATTTTGCGCTAAAAAACAAGACATCAGTCCCCTTAACATACTCCTTATATTCGTCGTATGTAAGAGGACCGACCCATTGTATCGTATATACGTGCTTTATATCTCCATTTACTCTGACTTAGAAATCACCATTGGATATGTCAAAGAACTTGTTGAAGAATCCTTTAAGCCTTTCGAGAACTTGATGTAACTTGCCTTCACGATTTGCATTGGGATCAAACGGATTGATTGGCGGCATGATGCCGTTAAGTTCCAATCCACCTTCTGCTACATATCCGCGCTTGAACGATGTTTTGATAAACTCTTTCGCTTCACCAGCTTTCAGATGCTCTTCTTTCACGATAATTTCAAACTCCTTACGCTTACAATTGTTTACATAATCTTGCCATTCGTCGTTCACTTCACTATCGGGTGTCAGTGATTCAATGAACTGCTCTATGAGTTCTTTCTTATCACGTAAGTCTGGACTTGAATCTATTGCTTTACTTATTTTTACCATAAGTTCGGCATTGTCCTGATGTCCTTGGTTGTACTGTTGCACAAGGAACAATATATAGTCGATGTTTACCTCAACCTGTCTGACAAGTTCCATCTCAAACACAACATCATCATTAATGTCTGTTTTGTCGTGTTTCTCTCTGTTGCGGTATTTGTCAGCAAGGTCGATGTATATGCTCGTATAATCTTGAATGTCACGCTCGGAAATGCAGTCGACATCTGTAAACTGGTCAAAGCATGACAATAGATTACGCATCTTCAACACAGCACCGAAAAGACGTATAAAATCTTTCTCTGCCTTTTCACCTAATGGAAATTCACCAGGTGCGAGCATACATCGCAACGTTTCTATCATTTCCTTGTAGCCAATGCATGTTTTGCCGTCATAGTCGGTATAACCGTTCATGTAGTCGTCGAAAGGACGTAGTATTGTGACGCCTTTTGCGTTAGGATCGCCAAAGAGTGCAAGACATTTATTGGTAGCTTCTTCGAGGTTGCGGAAGCACACTATATTGCCAAACGATTTTACAGAGTTCAGTATACGATTGGTACGACTATATGCCTGTAACAGTCCATGATAACGTAGATTTTTATCCACCCAAAGGGTGTTGAGGGTTGTAGCATCGAATCCTGTGAGAAACATATTGACAACAATAAGAATGTCTATCTCGCGGTTCTTCATTCGCAGCGACACATCCTTGTAGTAGTTAGGAAATTTGTCTGCCGAGGTATCGTAGTTGGTATTAAACATCTTATTGTAGTCTGCAATGGCTTTCTCCAGAAAATCGCGGCTACTTTTGTCAAGCCCTTCGGTCGAGTCGTTGTTTTCTTCAGCGTCACCGCTGTCATCAACTTCTTCGTTAGCAGCATAGCTGAATATTGTTGCTATACGCAGACGCTTGTTCTCTGGCAAGGCTTCCATTTGTCTCATAAACTCCATGTAATAGAGCTTGGCAAAGTGGATACTCTGCACGGCGAATATTGAATTGAATCCGCCAAACTTTATCTTCTGCCTTTTTTCTTCTACCTCCTTCTTTTTGGCAGTAGCCACTTCTTCTATGTTTACAAGCTTGCTGAACGTGTAGGTTGAGCCTCGTTTGGTTTGCTGATCGAAGTGATTGAGGATGTATTCGGTCACATTGTGTATGCGACGTGGATCTTCAAGAGCTTCCTCTCGTTTAATGTCCCAAACATTACTATTCTCCACGCCTTCTTTTTCCTTGATAGTGCGTATGTAGGCTACGCGGAAAGGAAGCACATTGTGATCGCGTATTGCATCTACAATGGTATACGGAGGAAACTGCTTTCCAAAAACATCTGCCGTCATACGGTATATGCCTTTGCCACCCGGCATATTTTCCTTGAATATAGGTGTACCAGTAAACCCAAACAGATAGTATTTCTTGAAACGTTTGGTAATAGCTATATGCATCTCGCCAAACTGCGAACGGTGACACTCGTCGAAAATCATCACTACTTCCTTGCTATAGAAATCATGCTGCGGATTTATCCTTATGAAGGAGGCAAGTTTCTGTATTGTTGTTATGATAATCTTTTTCTTACTGCTTGTCGATTTTATTTGGTCGGCCAGTGCCTTTGTGGAAGTATTGCCGTTGGCTGCACCCTTCTGGAAACGATCGTACTCCTTCATGGTCTGATAGTCCAAATCCTTGCGGTCTACCACAAACAGCACCTTGTCAATATATTCTTTTTGACAAGCAAGCTGTGCGGCCTTAAACGATGTCAGGGTCTTGCCGCTTCCTGTAGTATGCCAAATGTAGCCTCCAGCGTCTATCGTTCCATACTTTTTGGCGTTATGCGATATTTCTATCTGGTTGAGCAACTTCTCTGTAGCGGCTATCTGATAGGGGCGCATCACCATGAGTATTTTCTGCTCCGTGAAAACACAATATTTTGTAAGGATGTTCAGAAGCGAGTGGCGACTGAAGAATGTGGCGGTGAAATCGGTTAGGTCACCGAGCACCTTGTTTCCGGCATCTGCCCAGTAACTTGTGAACTCATACGAGTTGCACGTCTTCTGCCTTGGCTTCTTGCCTGTCTTGGATTGCTCTTTTATGTGGTTTGCACGAGTGGTATTGCTATAATATTTGGTTTCCGTACCATTGGAGATTACGAATATCTGTACATACTCAAACAATGCGCTGCCAGCCCAAAATGACTCCCGTCCATAACGGTTTATCTGGTTGAATGCTTCTTTAAGTGCCACACCTCGGCGCTTCAATTCTATATGCACGAGTGGCAGACCATTTACAAGTATAGTCACATCATAACGGTTGGCACGCTGTCCATCTGCCACTTCATATTGATTGATAACCTGAGTATAGTTGTGATGTACATCCTCTTTATCGATAAGCTTTATATTGCGCTGTTGTCCATTATCAAGTACTAATGTCTTTATATGGTCTTGCTGTATGGTTTGAGCCTTTTCTGTAATTCCATTGCCTTCTTTAGATATTTCACCTTTGAAAAAACGTTCCCATTCCGCATCGGTGAAGGTGTAGTCATTGAGTCGCTCAAGTTGCTTGCGCAAATTTTCAACCAACTGTTCTTCTTGCTTAATTGGCACATATTCATAACCCTGTCGCTGGAGTTGTTCTATCATCTCGCGCTCCAAGTCGGTCTCGCTCTGATAAAATGTTTCGCGTACCATATCGGGGCGTTCGTAGTGTGACACCACCGTACTTTGGTTATTCTCGGATAGTATATCGTAGTTTTCTGACATATTAGGTTTTAAATTTATGTTATTATATATTAAAATCACATTCAAAGGTAGCCACAAGCCACCTTTAAACGTAATTTTAACACATTTATATAGATGATGTGGCAAAAACATACCAGCTTCCATCTTTTTCTTTTCGCTGTATGTAGCCTTTATTTATCATTTGTTGCAGCTGTTTCTTCACAGCTGCGGTTACAATGCCGGCTTCTTTGCTCAATCCTTCTATAGTTATGTCAGGATTTGCTTGCATGGCTTTCAGGAGTATGGCTGTCGTCTTGCTGCGAAACGCAATGCGCTGACCATCATACCACCAAACATTGGGCGATTGCTCTTCGGCAAAGTCTATGTCATACTTTAATTCGTCAGCCACAAGTGCCGAGAAGTATTTAAAGAAATGGCGTATCTGTATTAGTGTAGCATGTGCACCAGCTGATGGGGTTGGGCCTACTTCTACGTCTGATTGGTGTAATGCGTCAATGTATTCATTTTTGATGCGATTACGTACCACTATCATCGGCCAACCGTGGCGAACAAGAATGTAGTTTACCATGAGTCTGGCTATTCGTCCGTTGCCGTCCTCAAAGGGATGGATGCGGATATAGCGGTAGTGAAACAATGCTGCAAGTTCTACTGGCGTGTACTTACCAGATGCCTCGGATTCATTGTACCAATCCACAAGGTCGGTCATCAATGCTGGCGTCTCCTCTGGTGATGCATATTCGAAAATATCGCCATAGCGCGTCTTCACGCTGTTGGGACGCGTCTTGTACATTCCGGCATGTATGGTGTAGCTTGTTTGCTGACCTCCTGGCAGTTGACGGTATACGGTGTAGTCTTCACGGATAATGGTCTTATGGAGCTGACGAATGAAGTTTTGTGTTAGAGGTTCATTCAATGCTCCAGCTTCTTCTTCCATCATCTTCAAGCCTACTTGACTGGCTTTCATGTCTACGAAGTCCTTTAAATCGCCTTCACCGCTCACCTTGCCAAACAACAACAAAAGCTCTGTCTGACCATAAGTCAGTGTATTTCCTTCAATGTGATTACTGTTGTAGTTGTATTCTACAGTAAACCTTTGGCTCAACAGATATTGCTTGCGTTCGTTGAGTGGCTGTATACTTTTCCACTTTTTGTACAATGTGCCTAAAGACTCCATTCTTATCTTATTTTTAATTGTTATGCTGTCTTTCTCTTGAAATCGAGCAGCTTGTCACGATAATATTCATATTGCTGACGGCGTGCCGCTATCTCGGCTGGCAAGCCATGCTGCAATGAGGTGGTCAGAGACTCGAAACGGTCGAGGATGTTTGCTATTCGCTCTTGTTCCTTCAATGGAGGTATCGCTATAACTGCCTTTCCTAAATTTTGAGCAGATATTGAGCAGATTTTTCCTTCAGAAACATATTTTTTAATTTGAAGATGATAGTCACTACCTCTTAAATAATGAGATAAATATCTTGGATGCAAATCACTCCTAAATATAAAGCATGCATCATGAACGGCAACTTTTTCTTCACCAATCCAAGCCACACCAACACCGATATCCATGTTGTTTTCACCTGCAGCTACGATAATGACATCGTTTTTTTTAGCGAACCTCATTTTTGCTGCTTTTTCAGGCATAAGAAATGTCCGTGTTATCTGTGCTGTCAACCCATAATAAGTATAAATATCTCCATAATGAATGCATGGCACACCATGCTCCACAATATCGGTTCTAACAAAGCGTTTGCCTCGTATAAATGTTCCCACCTCACTCAATTTCTTCCAAACTACATTATTCTTTTCGGGGGGGGTAAGTTTATCGAAACTCAACAACTGGTCGCGGTAGAACTCATACTGCCGCTTGCGGCAGTCCAGCTCCGCCTCCAGCTCCGCCTCCAGCTGAGTGAAACAGTCGAGAATGCGGACTATCTCGTTCTGAACTTCTATTGGAGGTAGTGGTATCTCTAATTGTGAATATTTAGAAATCCATTGTCGAGAATGTTCTAATGTTTGATATTTTATGCACTTCATTGCATAATACACAAACCTAAACGAGATATTCATGTCCGCCCTTGGTCTTAACATCTTCATTGCTGAACTTTTAATTTTGAAATCAAAGTCAACCCAGTGAAATGATGTTGTAAAATCATCAAAAATGATAACTGGATTATCTTTTGATGCGTTGAAGACACCCTCGGTTTCATCAGTATAGCCAAGAATGAAAGTTTGCCCTGCTGTTAAGACAGGTAGTCCTGTTTCTATATAATCCTTACATTTAACAATGTACTTGGTTGGCTGCTCATAAGATAAACATTTGTCAAGTTTTATAAACTCAACACCATCAGAGCATAATTTATTCAACAACTCTTCTAACTTGCTCATGCGATAACTCCCTCCAATTCATTTATAATTGTATCAATCTCATTACGAAGTTGTTGCTCGCGAGCAACTATTTCAGAAATCTTATTGTTGAGTTTCACAATATCCACAATTTCTTTATTCTGTTCTTGCTCAACATAAGTAGACACAGATAAATTATAGTTTTCTTTCTCTATTTCTGAAATCGTAACAACATGACTAAAATGCTTTATTTCATTTTTATTCATGTGAGTTTCATAAATCTTTTCGATGTGTTCAGGAAGTAACTTGTTTTTATTACCCTCATGTCCGAACTCATTACTTGCATCTATGAAACAAACTCTATTGTCGTTTTTATTTTTCTTTAAGACTATAATACATGTAGATATCGTTGCACCAAAGAATAGATTGGGGGCTAACTGTATTACTGTGTCAACGTAGTTATTGCTCACAAGATATTTTCTAATCTTCTGTTCAACGCCACTGCGGTATAATACTCCAGGAAACTCCACAATTGCAGCCGTACCTTGTGCACTCAACCACGAAAGCATGTGCATGGTAAACGCAAAATCTGATTTGGCTTTTGGAGCAAGGACTCCTGCAGGGGAATACCGAGGATCATTTATCAAAGTTGCATCACTATCACCAGGCCAAGGAGTAGAATAAGGAGGGTTTGAAACGATAGCATCGAATGGCTCTTCTTCTGTATGCTGAGGATGAAGTAATGTGTCTTCGCATCGTATATCAAAATGATCATAGTTTACGTTGTGCAAGAACATATTCATTCGGCAAAGGTTATAGGTTTTGATATTTATCTCCTGTCCATAAAAGCCATCTTCAACGTTCTTAGAACCAAGGACTCGATTAAAATTGAGTAGCAAAGAGCCACTTCCGCAAGCAGGGTCGTATACCTTGTTAACTGTTTTGCGACCTGCTGCAGCAATCTTCGCCAAGAGAAAACTTACTTCACCTGGTGTATAAAACTCCCCACCCTTTGTTCCTGAGTTAAGAGCATACATCTTTATTAGGTATTCATAGCAAATACCAAAAACATCCAGACCACTTTCAATATACGTAGTAAAATTCAAATCACGGACATTTTCTAACAATGTAGACAGAAGTTCATTACGAGCAGTAACAGTTGCTCCCAATCCGTCATCATTAGTATTGAAGTTGCTGAACAGTCCTTTTACGTCATTTTCGCTCGGTTTGCCTATGGCACTCTGCTCAATAGCCTTGAAATTATTGGCGAGTGTGGTGTTTAGCTCCGTATTTTTGGATGCTCCGTTAGCTACATTGATGAACAGCTGCGACGGTAATATAAAGAAACCCTTGGCATTGATAATTTGATCGCGTGCATTCTCGGCGGTTGCGTCGTTCATATTTGCATAGTCAGGATTTTGCACACCTGCGTCTGCCATAAGCTGATTGCAATAATCAGAAATATTTTCTGAAATAAAGCGATAGAACAACGCACCGAGCGTATAGTCCATAAACTGCACTGGAGACACCTTGCCTCCATGCACAAGATTGGTCGCCATTCGCCAAATTAACGAACCAAGTTCATTTTTAAGTTCTTCCGTATTTTTTAATATTGCCATTATGCAGTAAAATGTAGTGTTAATTAATTTATGCAAATTTACGATTTTTATAGCATATTTTCGGAAGTAACGTCCTCTTTAACATTAAATTAAGGTACAGGAAGGTACAATATACCTTTTTAATCATCGACAATATCAATTCCTTTTGTCTTTTAACTTATTGCTTCTTCTCGATATCTTTGCCTCAAAAACAGCATATTATGCCCGATACACTAACATTTACATCCGTCCATACCATCCCTGGTGCCCACGCCTCTGCAGCCTTCACCTCCAAGACATCAGAAGTCTTCAAGGAAGAGCATAACATCGCACCAATCATCATCAACGACAAGATGAAGTACATCCCGTGGGGAGGCGACAACCAGATGCCGTACAATATCATTGATCTCATCGAGTCTGACGAGACAATGAGCACTTGCCAGATGTTCAACGCTGAAGTCTGCTATGGCAGCGGACTTGTTTATGACACAGAGCTTGCCACCGCACAAGTGCAAGCGCAAGTGGATGACTTTATGCTGGACAACGACCTTGCAAGTTACTTCCTCGGCGTGTGCCAGGACTTCAAGCACTTCGGATTCTGCGTCAGCGTGATCATCCTCAATGAGGATGCCAGCCGCATTGTCCGCATCGTCCGCAAACAGGCGTGCTATGTCCGCTTTGCTCCTGCCGACAAGTCGGGCGTGATACCTTACATCCTCTATGCCAACTGGCGTAATACGGTCAGTCCGGAGGACATTGAGCGCATCGAACTTCTTAATCCACAGTCGCCATTCACCGACCTTCAGAACAGAGGGAAGAAAATCAAGAAGTTCGCTGTTATCAGCCGTATTCCTACCCCCGACAACACGTATTATCCAATACCGTACTACGCAGCTTTATTCAAAGGAAAGTGGTTCAACATCAAGCAACTCATAGGCATCGCTAAGGAAGCGAAACTCCGAAACTCGGCTCCCATAAAGTACCACATCGAGATTGCCAACTCCTTCTGGAACAACATCTTCAAAGTCGAGGGCATAACTGACCGTGTCAAGCAGCAGGAGCGTGTTAACGAGGAGAAGGACAACATCATCAACTTCCTCACTGGCATGGAGAACAGCGGAAAGGTACTTTTTTCTACGTTCTATGTTTCTCCCAACGGCGAGGAGCAGCATGACGTGGTAATCAACAAGATCGAGACGGACAAGGAGGGTGGCGACTGGGCGACGGACATTGTCGAAGCCATCAACATGATGTGCTTTACCATGCGTGTACACTCCAACCTCGTAGGCTCAGTGCCAGGCAAGTCGCAGACCAATAACTCTGGCAGCGACAAGCGAGAACTTTACACCATCGCCCAGGCTTTACAGAAGCCTTACCACGACCTTCTCTTTTCCGTTCACCGACTAATTATCCGTTTCAACAAGTGGACAGCGGTCAAGCCGGACTGCCCATTCATCCAGCTCACCACGCTTGATGAGAATAAGGACGCAAAGCAAGTTTCACTCAACAAATCCAAAGACAATGGCAATGCTGATAAATGACAATGATACTCTAAAGAAGTACGTCCCCAACACGCTCAAAGCGGTAGCTGGTGAGCTATCTCTTTTCGATAAGATACAGTATCACCTCTTACAAGCGGAGCAATGGCTTACCGACACTTTCGTTTCGTCCGACACTATGAGTCGCATCCGCACATACTCTGACAGCACACCGCTCCTGCACTACTGCCGTATCATCACGGCTGCAGAGGCGATGCTCCACGCCGTGCCACAGCTCGACCTCATCCTTACGCCTAACGGCTTCGGCATTGTCAGCAACCAAAATATTGCACCAGCAAGCAAGGATCGTATCGAAAGACTACTTCTGTCTCTCGAAAAACAGCGCGACGATGCGCTTGCTGTTATCCTCACCATGCTTCCGGATGCCCACCATTGGACTGCTTCGGAGCAGTTCAATTACTTCGCTGCCACAATGTTTCCTACGCTCAGCATTGTGTACCAGTTGGGCTTTGCTGACCATATCTGGCTGCGATACCAGGACACTCGTGCCAAGTTACTCACCATTGAGCACCGCCTTGAAACGGAGTTCTTCAGTCCAGAACTCATGGACATGCTTCGCACGGCCAACGCTCTCAACAAGTGGAACATGACTCTCGACACCGCTCAATACAAGCGGATGTGTCAGCGCATCTCTGCCATCGAGTTCTCTATCCTCCGCATCGGTGAATACCCGATACCAAGCATCATCGACATCGTGAACAGCATACGTTTAGCCAAGGGCAACGTATTCGCTGAATGGAAAAACTCAGACACCGCCAAACTCTTTGAAGACCATGGATACAAAAACAAAAAGCAGTCAAGTGGATACTTCTTCTAAAAAAATGATCTCAAACATTTGCTCGTTAAGAAAAAAGTGTTATCTTTGGCGCATTAAAAACCATAAAATCATTCGCTTATGAAGAAACTATTTTTCATCATCTTCCTCATGGCTTTCTCGTTTGCGATAACTGCAAACGCCAAGAAGCCGAAACAAAAAGTCGTATGGCCTATGGCTGTGCTGACTCTCAATGACGGAACTGTGCTTAATGGCTATCTGCGCACAGACATTCATTTTATGCAAAAATATGTTCTTTTCAGCGAGACCGAAGAAGGAAAAGATGTGAAATATAAAAATGAGACCATTAAATCCCTTGTTGTAAAAAATTGTTTTGGTGATGGTAAAGAAGCTACATTCATTCCCATAAAGTTGTATTGGAGTGACCAGAAAAAAATAGCTCCTAAACCAATATTGGCTATTCAAAATTACCAAGGAAAGCATGTCAAGGGATATATGTACCCTACGTTCTTTGATGACACTCGTACAAGTATTAATGCAGGTGTAATGCAGAATACATCAATGTATTCGGGAGAATGGTGGTATCTTTATAACGTTGATTCTGACAATACTCTAAACGTATCGTTTTGGGATTATTCGTATAGCCGAAAGCCAAAATCTCTAAAATCTCGCTTAAAAGACATGAAAAAAGATTTCAAAAAATATCCACAGGTTTATGAAACAGTTGAAAAGCAAGGTTTAACTGCTGAACAGATTAGCGAGAACCCTACCATTCTTCTTGAAATTCTTGACAAGAGTCTGCAATAACTTGTGTCTTTTCACCATACAAGTGCTAACTTTGGCGCATTAAAAACCATAAAATCATTCACTTATGAAGAAACTATTTTTCATCATCTTCCTCATGGCTTTCTCTTTTGCGATAACGGCAAACGCCAAGAAACCCAAAATCGTATGGCCTAAGGCAGTGCTGACTCTTAAAGACGGTACTGTGCTCAACGGCTATTTGCAGAACGACATCCACTTCATGAAAAAATACATCTATTTCAGTGAAACACAAAATGGTAAGGATGTAAAATACAAAATCGTAGACATTAAATCCCTTGAGGTGGATAATGCTCTCCAGGATGGCAAGAAACGCACTTTCATCCTTATAGATGAAGACCCTACATTCCAATATTTGGCAACTGTCATTTACAAGGGTAAACATGTTACGGGCTATATGCAGCCGTTTGCTTTTGAAAATTCCACCCACAGCAGGTCGTTTACTGGTATATGGACAAATAATACCGTTTACTTGGGCTGTAGATCATACGACTATAAGGTTGATGGCGGAAAGCTTGTTTACTATTGGATGTTATTTGAGGATAAAAAAATTAATTCCAAAAGAGAAAAATACTCTCAAAAGAAACTGTTGAAAAAGATAAAAAATAAATTCAAGGACTATCCTGCCGTCGCTGAAGAAGTGGAAAAGAGAGGACTCACTGCTGAGCAAATCCACGAGGACCCTACCATTCTTCTTGAAATTCTTGACAAGAGTCTGCAATAACTCTTGTCTTTTCCCCCATACAAATGCTTCCGTACTTTCGCAGTATGGAAGCATTTTTCAATTTATCCCTACCCACTGATTGGCAGTCACTCTCTGACAGCCAACTCTTGTATTTCTTCACACAGCTCTCGCATGATCTGCCAATGGAAGAAATACTCACTCTCTGCCTGTTCAAATGGGCAGACCTAAGGGTGTTGTGCAAGACGCATGACGGCAGCTATCTCGTAAAGCACCGCCAAGCACCCAAGCATGAAACAACGCTGACCATCAGACAAATGCAAGCAGCCACGGCTTCATTGGACTTCTTACGACAATTCGCACCATTGCCGGTTCGCATCACAAAAATCGGAAGAGCCAAAGCCGTCGAAGCCGACTTCCAGGGCGTGCCGTTCTCGACATTCATATCTGCCGACAACTACTATCAGGGCTTTCTCCACACCAAGAACGATGCCTTATTGAAAGACCTCGCCACGCTTCTGTACCCAAAGGTCAAGTCGCGTCACCTAACAACACCGCTTTTGCTCAACACCTTCTATTGGTTCTCGTCGCTGAAGCATTACTTCGCCCGACTGTTTCCGCACTTCCTGCAGCCGATGTCCAGTTCTTCTGAAGACCTCCTGGGCTACGCACCGCCCATCGGCGATGTGCTACGGACTGCCATGAATGCACAGATCCGTGCGCTTACCGGAGGTGACATCACTAAAGAGGAAGCGGTGCTCTCTATGGACACATGGCGAGCACTCACAGAACTCGATGCCAAAGCGAAAGAAGTAGAAGACATCAAACGACAAACGAAATGACAGACAAGAACATCAATTGGGATGCCACAGCTTTCTTCGCATCCCTCACAGAAACAAACAAGTTCGCCAAGGCCCATGACTTTGTCTTCGCAAAGGTCAGCGGACTCGACGGCTTCGAGGAAGCCTTGCAGCAGCTACAGTCCGCCACCGCCATTATCGCCGTCAGCGACATAAGCCAAGGCTACATCGAGATGAACAATAGTCCGCACACTCGAAGAGTGAAGACGGTCTTCCTCGCCATGCGCCACGCCATCGACGACATGGCAGCACGCCAGCAGTGCATGGACACCATGCGCGAGCTGTTCCGACAGTTTATGAGCAAGCTAATCCTCGAAAAGACGAAGCAGGAGCAGCATAATATCTATCTCGACTCTCGCATTTCCTTTCAGGAAATCGACCAATACTTCTTCTCTGGCTGCGCCTGTGCTTTCTTTCAAATAGCCGTTGACACTTATACCGATTTACGTTATGACCCCACTGAATGGCAATGACCCACAACTGCAAGAACGTGAGAAGTTCGTTCTTGCCTTCAACGATACGATGCTCAAAATATGGCGTGAGCAAATGACTCTCCTCGGTGTAATCGACACTGGACGTTTGCTTCACAGCCCCAAGTTCCTCCCTGTCCGTGCGGATGGTCGTTTCATTGAGTTAGGACTAAGCCAGTCTTTCCTCGAATATGGCCTTTGGCAGAACTTCGGTACGGGTAAAGAGATTCCTCGTGGAAACAAGGGCGACATCGGCCGTGAACGCAAACGCAAAAAGAAACCCTGGTTCAGCCGTAAGTACTACGCTTCCGTCATGAACCTCCGTGACTTCCTCTCCGACAACATCGCTCATGAGTTCGTCGGCATCGTCGCTCAGGCACTCGATGACAAGTATGTGCGCTATAATCATTAACAATGTCTTTTCTCCATCTAATAGTCAGCCATACCTTTGCTAAAAACAAGCAAAAGTATGGCTGACATTTCATCTATCACATCTCTCATCACCTCATTTCGCAGCGAGACGCGCGAAGAGGCTATAACGCCCGAAGTTCTGGGCGCACTGTTGCAGAAAATCGCTGACCTTTTGGGCAAAGCTGCTCTGCAGACGGACGTGAGTCGCCTTGATAATTGGCGCTCGGATCTTGCACGCATCGGCTATGTGCTGACATCGCTCACCATCGGTTCGGATGACCGCAACAACGTGTATTTCACGTTGGGAAAGGCGAACCTCTCTACTGGCATCAATCAAATTGCAAACAATTCCATTCTCATACGCCAAGCCACTACCGAGCGTGCCGGAGTCATGCGTGCGCAGCAGGTGCAGGACTTGAACAAGTGCAAGGCTGATATCTCCAAGTATTTCTCTTCGCTTTCAACTTTGGAGGAAACAATCTTAAATCTACAAAAGGGTATTGCAAATATCAGTCTCCGTGTTTCCAGAAACACCAAAGCAACCACTGTCAACGCTGAAGATATCCTAAAGATACAGACGGATATCAAATCGCTTGCGTCGCAGATAAAATCGTTGCAAGCTGACATTCTGAAGTTTGCCACGATGAAGCAGGCTACGCAGATGCACATTGAATGTATCATCACTGACAGCACTCTCGTGATACAGGATGCCCACCATTATATCCGGCAAGGGCTTACCCCAGTCATTTTCCGACACTCGGTACGCACAAGTCGCAAACAGAAGGATGAGAATGGTGTGCGTGAGTATCTTCCACGGCGACGTGGCTGGAACCGCTTTTATGACGACCGAAAGATTAGTGTAAATAATGGCGACGAGATTTCTTTCCGTTTTGATAAGGAGGGCGACCCGAACAGAGGTAAGTATTTTACGAAACCTGATGTGTTGTTCAGTGACTGCCGTGCCATCATCGACCCCGAAACGCAACAGCTTTCGGAAGTGCGCATTGACTTTGGCAAACGCTCCTATAACATTCTCGGCATCAACCGCCATTTCCGCTTCGCTATCGGATTTTACAAGAAGTCTAAAGATTATGGTCCGTTCCAGTTCAGCGAACTCCGAACTAACCTCGCTGAGTTCAAGGTTATCGCTAGGGCTGATACATTAGATAGTAGCAACAATTACGAACTCACCTTCAATTTCAGTATGTAAACGAAAAAAGCCATGGTTTCTCCGCAAGGAGTCCACCACAGCTCGGAAGAAAAATGGTGCTCAAGACACCACAATGCAAAAGAGCAATGGTCCAATCGAACCACAACTCAATCGCGAAGATAACAACATTATATTAACTCTCAAAAGACAATTCATTATGACTAAAGAAACTAAGGAAAACGTGCAGATTATCTCTGCCATAGCTATGCTCATCGGTGGATTCCTCCTCGCTGTCGCAGGATTCATCGTACCGCCCACCGGACAAATCCACGAGTCTGTTCTGGGTGTATTCGCTGAGTGTCTAATCTACGCTGGCTCCATCTTCGGTGTCACTATCTACATACAGACTAAGTATGCAGAACTACGCTCGTACCTCGACGACAAACTGAAAGATAAAGAGCGAAAGAAACCAAAACCTCAAGAGTAAAATTCTAACTCAAAATTGAACAATTCAAAATCGGCGTAGCCGACAACTCAAAACTCAAAATTCAAAACTCAAAATTCATGCGCAGCATAAATTTTATAATCGTCCATTGCTCTGCCACGCCTGAAGGCAAGGACTTCACCACGGCAGACATCGACCGCTGGCACCGGCAGCGAGGCTTTGCCTCCATCGGATATCACTTCGTCATCTACCGCGACGGCTCTGTGCATCATGGCAGACCGCTCGCACAAGTGGGAGCGCACTGCCATGGGCACAACGCCCATTCCATAGGAATCTGCTATATCGGTGGTTTGACCGCCGACGGCAAACACCCTAAGGACTCTCGCACGGAAGAGCAGAAATCCGCACTGGTGGCACTTCTTCGTAAACTAAGAGTGCAGTTCCCCAATGCCAAAATCCGAGGACATCGAGATTATGCAGCTAAGGCGTGCCCATCATTCGATGCCACGGCAGAGTATGCAAACATCTAAACCCTACGATATGAAACATATCCTAATCCTAATCCTTATTCTTTGTGCATTTGTACTGGCGTGCAAGAGCACAAAGACAGCATCATCCTCCAATGAAAGTGAGCGAAACGCCGTTTCGCAAGCTCAATGGCGATCCGCTCAGAATCTTTCATTCAGTTCTCTACAGAGGCTTACCGCCCTTTCATTCGATAGCTGCGTCTTCACATTCGGGGGTGTCGACACGTCGGCAACCCCTCAATGTTCCGACCTCAGCTATCCATCGGGCAAGCCCCTATCCTATGACAAGGCAAAGCCTCCATCTTACCACGGCAAGCCTTCTGCAATAAGTCACGGCAAGCCGTCCTCTCTCAGGCTCTACGGACTTCACCTTTCCCAAGAGGAAAAGGAGGAGTCCGCAGCTGCACAGCAGGTGGAAGACAGCATCGCAATAGCGAAGCAGTCTTCATCCGACAAGTCGCACGACATCATCAAGTCAAGGTCTTCAGTACCTTTCACGGCAAAGCTCGCTATTGCCGTCCTGATGATGATAACGGCAGCAGCCGTCATCTTCTTTATCCGTCGCTATCTCGCCGGCAGACGACGACACTTCGGTCACAGGCTCCCGAATTCATTACCTGGCAGCTCCGGCGGTGCATTGTTCGGTGGCGAGGACAAGCCATTGCATGGCTAAGTGAAATTGTGGGGTGTTCCATTGCGTTCCGTCGCTTTGGGCTTCTGTTGCAAAATAAGTATGCCACTTCCCTGATCCGCACCATGTCTCTTTTTCTCGGATGTGAGGAGGACAAATCGCCTGAAGTCGAATAGTCCTCCATACATTCGAGAAAAGTGCAAGCACACGAGTCACAGTACGGGGTAAGCAACATACACATTTCTCCACGGCAGCCCAAAGCCCCTCCACTTCATTGCACGCCCCACAATTTCACGGCTGCGCCAGTCCTCGCCACCGAACAATGCACCACCTACGCACATGATTGACGCATCATCTTCTTTTTTTTCACATCAAAGATGTCTATCTATCATCATCAAAGGTGAAAAGTGTTGCACACCCTTCACCTTTCTTAATAGGTACGGACACACGCTCCATTGCATTGCGCATAAGTCCGTGCAGCTTCGCTCTATTGTTTATCATTTCGCTGCGCTCAATCTTCTCTTCTTCAGCCGAAAGGCAGTGGCTCTCCACTCCCGTAGCCGTCCGTTATGCGCCACCTCCTTTCGTCCACTGTTGCGAAAGGATATTGCGTTACATTCCATTACGTTATCATTCCGGAGTTTCTCTATGACTCTGCGAGCCATGGAGAAGTCCTACATTACCACTTCATTACATTCCACTTCATACCCATTCGCTTCGGGTAAGGCAGAGCCTTCTGTTTCCTATAAGGCGATGCCTTCGTGGTTTGGTAAAGCTGCGCTTTCTATTGTCTGTCAATGCGAGAAAGCCGTCTGACTTATGGCAATCAAGATTGCTATAAGTCTGACAGCATTCTCGCTTATTCAATAGGTATGGCAGAGGTATGGGATAGAAAAGGTAGTGCGCCTAATGTCGGGCAAGACCGACAGGCGCATTACCTTTTTATCCCTCACCACTGCCGCATTACCGCCCGATGGGTCGGGCGTGGCGTGGTCGCTCGCCTATATCGCCACATCCGCAAGCCATTGATGCCCATCTGATACCCATTAGCCTTTCGTGGTACGGCAAGACCCTCGGTTTGCTCGGCTTGGAGGCTTAAAGTGCCGAAAATAGAGCATTTGACGCATCCGAAACCCTATATCGTGTCGAAACTCGGTGCTTTTCCGAAACCTTTTGCTTGTTTCTGCCTTATTTGTTCAAGCCGAAACCCTCGCTTTTCGTAGAACTTGGAGCGTTTGTGCATCAGCGTGAAACCTCGGCTCGCTTTTGTCATCAGCGAAACTTGCAAGCCTTTTTCGTCACTTTCTGCCTTTTCGCTTTTGGGCGCAACTAAGGCGGTTTTGCGTGTGCGAGAAACTGGATATTAACATTTGTTTACATATTCCGCAAAGGTCGGGCGGTCGTAGCCGTCAGCAAGGACAGGGCGGTCGGGGGGTCTTTATCAAGACGGGTTAAGGGAAAATCCCTTAACAATCCCTTAACGGCTTGATACACAAGCCTTTTGTTGTTCTATCGCTTAAATTTCGTCGGTTTTTGTCGGCGCCAGCGTGCCTAAATCGGGCGAAACTGCCTTATTTCTCGTCTTTTGCGTGGTGTTTGGACGGTGCTATTTTTGCGTATCATTAAACCATAAAAATTGAAAGACGTATGTCGAATATAAACACCAATGCGACCGTTACGCTTACTGTCAACGGAAAACAGGCGGAAGATATGCTCCTGAAACTGAAATCTCAGGCTGCAAACCTCGAAAAAGCCATTGAGAAAGCGGCAGCAGCAGGAAACAAACAGCAGCTCACGAAGCTAAAGCGTGAACTGAAGGAAACTAATCGCCAAATCTCGCAGATTGAAAATGCAGCAAAGGGGGTCGAACATGTTCTGCAACGCCTCGATGAAACTTCGCCAAAGGAACTGAACCGAACATTGGCACAGCTGAAACGAAACCTTAATGGACTTGAACGTGGAAGCGAAGAGTGGAACAGACAATGTGAGGCGATAAAGCGTGTAAAGGCGGAGATTGCCAAAGTGAACTCGCAGCTGCGAGAGAATGAGAGTCTATGGGAACGGATGAACCGAAAGTTGAACGACTGGCAGACGGCTCTTGCCGGCATCGCTGCTGCCATCACGGGTATCATCATGGCTGGACGCTCGGCGGTGAACGCTTTTGCGGATATGGACCAAGAGATGGCGAATGTCCGAAAATTTACGGGAATGAACGCTTCGGAGGTGGAGCAACTGAATGAGGACTTCCAGAAGATTGACACCAGAACGGGGCGTGAGGAGCTGAATAAGTTGGCGCAGGAAGCGGGTCGATTGGGCAAAACGTCGCAGGAGGATGTCTTGGGATTTGTGAAAGCTGCCGACCAAATCAATGTGGCTTTGGACGACCTCGGTGAGGGGGCTACGCTTACATTGAGTAAACTTACCAACATCTTCGGTGACGAGGAACGCCTCGGCACGGAGAAGGCTCTGCTTGCCGTGGGTTCTGTGATTAATGAGTTGTCGCAGAACTGCACGGCTTCGGCTCCTTATCTCGCCAACTTCACACAGCGCATGGCTGGCGTGGGTGCCCAGGCGAAGATGACCATCCCGGAAATCATGGGCTTCGCTGCGGTTCTCGATAGCCAGGGACAGGCGGTGGAGATGTCGGCAACAGCGGTGTCGAAGGTGATTATGGATATGTTCAAGGAGAACGACAAAATCATCAAGGCTACGGGTCTTAATGCTAAGGAGTTCAACGAAACGCTGAAGAAGAGTACAAACGAGGGTCTTCTTATGTTGCTGGATCGTCTTCACGAACTCGGCAACATCGACGTACTGGCACCAGTCTTCAAGGACATGGGCGAGAATGGTGCTCGTGCTGCGCAGGTGATTTCGGCTCTTGCTGGCAACCTCGATATGGTGCGTTGGGAGCAGGAGGAAGCTACTAAGGCGTTTGCAGAGGGTACATCTGTCACGAATGAGTTTAATGTGCAGAACAGTACGGTGCAAGCAGGACTTGACAAGGCTCGCAAGGGTGTGACGGAGATGGCGGTAGCACTCGGTGAGCAGCTGCAGCCGATAATGAAGCATGTCATATCTTCCACCACCTTGTTGCTGAAGTTTATGTCTACTTCTATCACGTTCATAAAGGAGAATGCTTTTACTTTGGCTTCGCTGACTGCTGCTTTCATTGCCTATAAGATTGCGGTGAACGCTTCGAACATTGCTTTCAAGGCGCATTATGCGTGGCTTGTTATCTGCAAGACGGCAACGGCTGCGTACAAGACTACGGTGGCTACTTTACATGCTGCGCACTTGCTTCTGCAGATGGGACTCGCAAAATTGCAGGGCAACTGGGTGCGTCAGTCGTGGCTTATGTCGGACCTCAAAAAGCAAAGTGCATATTTGGCTTCGGGATATGGTGCTATCATTGCTGCTGCCATTCTTCTCGGTACGGCGTTATACAAATTGTATAAGCGTATGACGGAGGTATCGCAGTCGGAAAAGGATTTGCAGGAGATACGCAAGCGTGGGCAGGAGGGCATCATCGACGAGAAGAATAAGATTGATGCGCTTATTGCGGTGGCTCGTGATGAAACGCAGTCGCTGAAGGACAGACACACGGCGATTGATGCGCTCAACCGTATCATTCCGGAGTATAACGGACAGTTGGATGATACTACGGGCAAGTATAAGGAGAACAAGAAGGCTCTTGATGATTACTTGAAGTCGTTGACTCGCAAGTATGAGATTGAGGGTGCTAAGGATAAGTTGCGTGATATAGGAAAGCAGCGTGTCGACCTTAATCTGGAAAAGCAGAGGCAGGAGCGTGTCGTTGCCATGGATGAGATGGAGGCAAGGACGGAAACGGTTATGCCTGGTCAGGAGGGAAAGGTGGTGCAGTTGGGTGTCAACTCGTTGCGTGCCTCGAACAAACGTGCGCTTGCAAAGACAAAGGAGGACCTGGCGGAGCTTGACCAGCGTGAGGCGAACATCTTAGGCATATATGGTGAAGACATCAAGAAGGATGCGCTCAATGATGCGAAGAAAGAACAGAAGCAGGAACAGCAGACGCAGAACCCTCCTTATACGCCACCTAAGACGGACAAGAAGACGAAGACTGAGGATGTGCTGAAGCCGGAGAAGGATTGGAAAACCAGGGAGCAGGCTCTCAACCGCATTGCGTATGCCAAAGGTGAGAAGGACTTCGAGGAGTACACGAACCGCATGACAGAGATTGATATTGAGTACAATCAGAAGGTTATGGCTAATGGCAAAGCTACGAGTGAACAGAAGCTGGAAGCGGAAGCAGCATACTATGAGGCAAAGAAGAAACTCGCTGATGACAAGAATGTGCAGTCGGCTAAGCAGGAGAACGACTACTATAATGAACTGGTTGCTACGGAGAAACAGCGGTATATTGATGGTAAGGTGGACCAAAAGACTTTTGATGATGCACTCGAACTTATGGAGTTGGAACATCTGCGCCGTTTGACTAAGGTCTATACGGACGAATCGAAGGAGCAGCTGCAAGCGCAGAAGAATTATCAGAATAAGCTCGTTGAAAACCAAAAGCGAAATCAGAAGATAGTCGAGGACAACGAGAAGAAGCATCAGAAGGAGCTTGCCAAAATCAAAGAGGACTACTTCGGGGAAAACAAGTCGGAGAAGAAGGAGAAGTATTATAAGGAATCTTCCGCTTTGGATGAAGTGTATGCCCAGGAGATAAAGGCTGCTGGCGACGATGCCAAAGAGAAGTTGCGTATCGAGGAAGCGTATCAAAAGGCAAAGGTGGCACTGGCGAAGAAGTACGGCCAGGAGTATAACGACACGAGCAAGAACTTCCTCGAAAACATGACGGAGGACATCACGGAGTGGCTGAACTCGGACCTCGGACAGGCGGTGCAGGGTTCTTTCGACACGCTGACATCGGGTATGTCTTCAATATTTTCGGGCATGACTTCGCTCATTCAGGCGGAACTGGAGATACAGACTGCTGCCATAGAGAAGCGGTATGACAAGGAGATATCGCAAGCGGAGGGTAACAACTACAAGGTGAAGAAGCTCGAGGAGCAGAAGCAGAAGGAGTTGGCAAAGAAGAAGAACGAGGCGAACAAAAAGATGTTTGCCATGCAGGTGATACAAGCGGTGGCGCAGACGGCACAGAACGCCATCTCGGCGTATGGCTCGGCAGCGGCCATCCCTCTTGTGGGTTATATCCTGGCACCAGTGGCTGCTGCAATGGCGGTGGCTGCAGGAGCAATTCAGATTGCTGCAATCAAAAAGCAGCAGCAAGCGAGTGAAAGCCAGGGCTATGCCAAAGGTGGTTTTACTCCGAAAGGCTCCAAGTTCCAAGAAGTGGGCGTGGTTCATGCCGGGGAATGGGTGGCTTCGCAGGAGATGCTTGCCAACCCGGTTGCGCGTCCTATCATCAATGCCCTGGACTATGCGCAGCGGACTAACACCATCGGATCCTTACGAGCCGATGATGTGAGTCGGACTATTGCGCCTGTTGCATATAGCACGCCACAAAAGCAACAGCCTATCATCGTGCAGCAGCAGTCGGACGGACTGGCTACGGCTGCAATCGTGCAGAACACAAAGGCTATGCAGAGTTATACTGATACGATGAAGCAGTTAGAGAAGCGGTTGAGCGAGCCTTTCGTCACAGTGAACACGGTCACGGGTGACACTGGCATCAAGCAAGCGCAGGACGAGTATAGTATTTTAATGAGAAACAAAACTCCTAAATCAAGACGTAAGTAATATGGAAATTATTATTAATGGCAAACAAGCCTATCTGAAGAAGAACACTTCGTTTGACTTCATCTTCGAGAACCGTCTGTTTACGGGTAGTGACAGCTATACCTTGACAATTACGTTTCCACTAAAGGGATGCGCCCGAAATATAGCCATCTTCGGGCACATCCACAGAGCGGATGTTATCAAGTCGAAGGTGGTGTTTGACTGCGACATACGTGATGGTGCATTTATGAAGTCTGGCTCCATCACAATAACGGAAATATCGGACGTAGAAGTAAAAACACAGTTTCTGGAAGGGCGCAGCGAGCAGAACTTTAACGAAACGTTTGACGATATCTATCTCAATGAAATGGATTTGGGATATCCTACCAAGCGCGATAATCTTATAGCAGCAGAAGCGTTCAAGCCATATCCAACGAACAACTGGGTGCCGTTGCCGTGGGTAAACAACTATTCCGGCAATCTGCAAAATGCTGTTACCACATCCGTCCATTTCATCACTGGCTTCGAGAATGTCAAAAGCACTCTTTCGTTCCAGCCATACTTATTGTATATCTTGAAGCGTATTTGTTCGCAATTGGGGTATGAGGCGAACTTTGCTGAACTGGAGCAATCGCAATATAAATATCTCTTGATTTGCAATACGCTTCCGGCTGCATGGGCTGCTTGGAACTTTGCCATTGCATTGCCTCATTGGACATTGAACGAGTTTTTTGAGCATCTTGAAAACTTCCTTTTCGGAGATTTTGATATCAACCATAAGGCTAAGCGCATCGAGTTTCATTTCTCTAATAGTCTGGCAAAATCGGCAGGAGAGATAATCTTAAACAAGGTCTTGGACTCTTACACAACAGAGGTGCCGCAAGAAGATGAAAGCAAGTACATCGCTTCGGCTAACTTGAAATACGCTGATAATGATGCGCTTCTGTGGTCATATTATTCGTGCGACTGGTTTATAAGAGCCAACAAGTCAAAGGCTTTGGTCTATGATACATTTCGGGAATTGATTGACAAGGCAATGACGTTGAAGATTAGCGGTTATTACAAGTCTACGGGGCATAGCGGACACGGATACAGCGAGTCTTTCAGCCGTGGCTATCCAGTTGGAAGTGACGGAAACAGACTGTTTTATTGCAAGGAGATTGATACCTATTTTATAATGTACTGCTACAAATCAGAATTTGTCAGCAAGCATAATGGCATGAAGTGGTACAAGTATTATAACCGTCTGATGCCTGTAAATCAGTTCGGAGATTATTTTGTTGATAATGATGCTGACGATATTGAACTGAAAATAGTTCCTGCATGGATAGAGGGTACTGACGACAAGTATGGCAATTGTATGTTTCTCGACTGCGGAGAGTTGGGCAGTAGAGAAACATGGACTATATCGGAAGACGGTACAGGCTCTTCTGGCTCTGCATCTTCTGGCATCTACATAGGACAAAGACCGAACAATGAAGGGCAATTATCATCGGTACGCTATCACGATGATGTCGACTATGATGCAGGAGACTTGGCACAAGGCACTGCAAGCTATGTGATTGGCAAAGGAGAAACCGAGAAGTCATCTGCATATTTTGATGTTATATATGTCGGCTTTTGGAGTGGACATTATCTTTTCGGCGGTAATCAGCCACATCCTATAATAGATAAGGTGGAGGTTACTGACTCGTTTGGGTATAACAGAACTCAATTCACCTTGCGATTGAAAGACGGCATAGCCAATTCTATGCGCTTGTCAATGCACAAGATTGATGGAAAGCAGAAGTTCCATTTCTCTTTCCTCTCTGACACAATACCTAATCCTCGTGCATTGTTCTACATACGTGGACAGAGGTATATATGCGAAAAAATAACTGCCACCTTCCATGAGTCGGGAAAGTCGCAGTTACTAAAGGGAATATTCTATCGTGTCTTAGCTGATTGAACGCTGCAGGGCTGTGGCATGGCGCTCGATGGTGGTGCGCAGCACCTTGGCATAAATCTGTGTGGTCTTGATGTCCTGGTGCCCAAGCATACGAGCCACATTCTCTATAGGCACATCGTGAGCCAATGCCATCGTAGCGAAGGAGTGGCGAGCCACGTGGAAAGTCAACTTCTGCCTGAAGTGCAGCTCCATCTGTATCACATGAAGGTAGTCGTTGGCTTTCTGATTGCTTATCTTAGGCAGTTGGTAGTCGTACTTCTCAAGCACCTTCATTGCAGGAGAGAGGATAGGCGTGAAGAACTTCGTATCGGTCTTGATACGGCTACCATCGATGTAGTACATCTTGCCTTCCTTCTTTGTCATGCTCTCGAAGTCGAAGGTCTGTGTATCGCAGAACGACAGACCGGTGTAGGCAGCGAAGATGAAGAGGTCACGCACCCTGGCAAGTTTGCCCTCGAACTTGTAGTTGCGCATGAGCTTCAGTTCAAGTTCGGTGAGCGGTTCACGCTCACGGCACTTGCCTCGCTTCAACGTCACCACTTGATAAGGATCCTGTGGAATTTCGCCCATCTGATAAAGTTGACGAACCCACTTGTGGATTTTCTTGTGGTAGCCGTAACACGTCACATCGGTACGGGTGCCATCATGCAGCCAGTTGTCAAAGGCGATGATGTTCTTCGGAGTCAAGTCGCCATAGGTGTTGAGTTTACCGAATGTGCGCACGGTTTCGATAGCACATATCTTGTGCTTGCGTGTGCCTTCGCGCAAATCTTCATTGGCGAGAGCTTCCTCCATAAAGTCGAGAAAGCTCTTTTCACTTTTCTCCGGCTCTTTGGATTTTTCCTCTTTCACTTCCACCTTTGGCTTCTTTTCTTCGCCATTAAAGTGATACATGAAATTGTCGTAGGTACGCTCTTCGTCAAGAACGTCCATCGCAGCAATGATTTTCTTACACTTCGCTACCAGAGCTTGTGTTTCGGGCGAAGCTGCTGCTGCTTGCCAGTCCTCAGGTGAATACTTGCCAATCATAATATATTTACGAGTGGCACGTCCAAGATAAACTTGAACTTCCAAAAATCCGTAACCCCTCTTCTCGGAGTTTTTTCTACGGTCGAAGACGACCTCTACCAATTCCTTCTTCATCGTTAAAGTAGGTTTTAGTACAGCGGACAAATAAGTGGAGGA